AAGGAACACGACGGTGTGTAAGATGAGTCCACCGAACTTGGGGCAGCCGTTAGGTCCGGTGACCCACTGTCCGAGAAGACGACGCATAAGAATGAACGTTTGGGGGTTGGCGACGACGAAGAAAATCAACGCAGACATCACGGAGATGAGAAACTTCTCGCGAGACTTGGCGCCGTCGCACCCACATCCACAATCTTTAAAGATACCCATTATAGTTTACCTGGAGAAAAAAAATACTTAAAGTTTCGAGCCTTATGAAATATATAAAAACCAACCATGTCGCTTGCTATCCAGAAGTTTTCCGATTTCAACGCCAACATCATCTCCTTCTCCAAGCTTCGTAAGAACAAGAATGGAGGAAAGGCTGTGTACCTCAACAGTAGCGACAACAAGAAGATTTTCATTCAACTTCCGTTCATGCGTTCTCCCTACGGTCTCAGTGCCTACACCGATGAAACCACCGGTCGCACCAGTTATTCGCTCGATCTTTCGTTCGACCCCGATAACGCCGACTCTGTCACGTTCATGGAAGCGATGTCTCAGCTCGACGATCTCGTCGTGAACACCGTCGCCGAGAACTCCAAGGATTGGCTCGGTAAGAAGTTTAACGTGGCTGTCCTGAAGGAGGCACTGTACAAGCCCATCGTTCGCCCCGGGAAGGAACAGTATCCCGCGACCATGAAGCTCAAGATTCTTACGAAGAGTGATGGATCGTTCGTCCCAGAGGCGTATAACATGCAGCGTGAACGCGTGTCTCTCGACACGATCGAGAAGGGACAGAAGGTACTCGCCATCATCGATCTCAACCAGATTTGGTTCATCGATAACAAGTTTGGTGTGACTATCCGTCTGCAGCAGGTACTCCTCGAACAGTCTGAGAAGCTCCCATCCTTCGCGTTCCAGGGACTTGATCTTCCAGGTGTGGTTGATGATGACGAGGTCGATGTTGAGATTGATGAAGTGGATGAATAAAAATGTGATGCACTAGTATATGAAAAATATCATCGCTATATCATTATTATTTGGTATCATATATAGTTCTCTCGAACTCGAACATTTTGGATTTAAAAGTATTCTTGATCCATTTTATTTTTCATTCACCACGATGAGTGGTGTTGGCTACGGTGACTACAGCCCGAAGACGAGTCTAGCCAAGGTGCTCGTCATGTGTCAACAGGCTTTGATGTTGAGTGAAATTATCAGATAGATACACATTGATAAGAAGATTTCATCGATCTTCTCTTGAATGTATAAAATTATATGATGTATTACTAATGAACACTGAGCTGAAAAAGTTACTCAGGGGAAAGAAGGCGTGCTCACCAGCGTCTCACCTCTGGTTGAAAAAAAGTAATGGAACTATGACTAAAGGTGCTGTACCGATCGGCGAGGGTGAATACGGAAAAGTGTTTCGTGGGTGCATCGATGATAAATGCGAAAAATACATAGTCTACAAAGAAATTAGGACACCCTCATTGAGTGAGAAGACGAATAACGTACCACTCGCTAAACTTAAAAATGTATTCGATGAAATCAATCCAAAGATGGAATTCACGATCGCGAAAAAATTAGAAGGCTTCGGTGTTCCCAAGATGTACCTCTATAAAAGTTGTGATGGTAAGGACATTTTGTACTCTGAGTTTATTCGGGGAACGGAATTTCGTAGATGGATGTTGACGAAGCCTACACTCGAATCGGTAAAGTCGGTCATAGCTCAAGTCATTTATAATCTGTACCGAATCCATCAAAAGTATCCCGGATTCAGACATCACGATCTTCATGGTGGAAACATTCTCGTACGTCCCGCCGCGAAAAAGAATATACAGATCGAACTGAAGGATAAGACATACACGATTTCTAATGGTGGTGTAGAAGCGGTCATCATCGATTTTGGATTTTCCGTGTTTCCCCGAATAAAGAACCCTCTCGTCAACGCCGGAAACTACAGGAATTTGGGTATTTCTAGAAACTCCAACAAGCTCTATGATGTACACTATTTCCTAAACAGTGTGTATCCTTTCGTGCGAAAACCAGGTACCATGACCGAGAGAAGGGTGAAAAATTTCATCACGTCTCTCTTGAAAGATGGGTACATGAACCGAACGTCCGAATTTGTGAAAAATTACCGACTTCGTGGAAACCGTGGTCAAAATCACTCGAAGGTTCTTCCTACTTTTGAAACTGTTCTGACCCACCCCTTCTTCACAGGTGAGAAGAAGCCCCCGGTCATAAACATACAACCCGCGAAGAAAGTTGTGATTGTTCCCAACAAACCAAAGACACCCGCGAACCGAAACGCGGCCATGGCTCGAGCGATCGCGGTGCTCAAGGCGAACAAGAAGAAACCTCAAAAGCGACCGGGAATTGTTAGAGTACGACCTTGAAAACCCTCTTCGTACCCTCGTCAATTTGAGAAAGTATCTTAAACTTTGGGGTCTTGACGATCTTCACACCATTCTTAGTCACGAAAGACTTCATCCGTTCAACTTCACCACGGGGCATTTTCCTGGTGTACTTGAGTGTGACATTTTTGTTACCCATAGAGAGTACAGTCGATGACATTTTAATATCTACGTATACTAAAATATGATCGCGTTCGCCATTCTCATTCTCGTGAATACCTACATCTTCATGACCACAGGTACCACCCAGGCTGTAGCCCCCGGGGAAAAGGGCTGGACTATTTTCGGGTCCATGGGGTGTGGATGGACTCGAAAACAGCTCGAACACATGAAGAAGGTCAAGAAGCCCTTCACATTTGTCGACTGCGATAAAGGTAACTGCGACGGCGTCGATGCGTTCCCGACGATCGTCGATCCCAACGGTGAGAAGCACGTGGGATTCAAGGAGGTTTAACAACCGCGAAGCACCATGAGAGCGATCGAAAGAAGGAACGCGTCGAGCATGGACTTGATCGGCTTCAACACGGTGATGTGCTTGACCAGGGATTCATTCCATAAAAATCGAAGAAGAAACGTGCTGACGAGGATGATGACTGTATACAGTACCACAAGCTTCACACGGTCTTCAGTTTTTTCGGTGACGACAACGTCTCGGATCATTTATAATATATGAACATAATATAAATGAGTCCACCGTTGAGTGGTTCCGAACCCACGTTCACGAACAAGTACTGGGGAACTTCGATAGGTATAGGTAATAACAATTGCTACGCGTATGCCGTCGGTGATTACGAGAAGTATCGCCACCAGAAGAGTGTTCCTGGTGATCGGAGTGGGCGGTCGAGATGGTATCACTCGTACACAAACTGTAAAAACCTACCCCAACGGGTCGTCTCTGATAATCCCAAGAAGGTGTACATCGTCAAGGGAAACACTCGATGTAAAAAGGGGTACTATAAGATCATGATGTTTGTGACCGGCAAGAAGCGAACCACTCCGTTTAACAACGGTGACTTTCACTTTTACAAACAGCATGGCCTGGTAGAATATCGACCGAAAGAGGGGGACACGAAAACGAGCATCGCGAAGTTTTTCAAGGTGTCGACGCGTAAAATACCGACCGTCGTCGTCGGTAAACTCATGAAGATTCGGGTGAACGTGTTCAGCCACAAGCGTGGATGGGCTACCGGACCGCTTCTGACAGATGCGAAGGGTAAGGTGATCAAGGATCCTAGAAAGGCGAACCGTAATTACGGCAGTTTAAATTACAACACGTACTGTAGCTCATTCTGTGTCAAGAACAAGGGGGTCAACGTCGGCAAGACTCGAGCCAATATCCGAAAGAAGAGCATCTAGATCGACAACATCTTCGATGTCAAACGAAATGTTGAATATATCCATCACGTTGAATATCATATCATCATTCATCGATATGACATTTGACGTCGCGTTATAATTGTTCTCGACCGTCAGCGTGACTTTAAAATTAGAAACGTCAAAGACTTTTCGACATTCGGGACACGTGTTCTTACCCTGAGCTTTCCAGTTTTCTATACAGTTTGAATGAAATATATGTCCACATCGAATCGGGGGGTTGGTCCGAGTCGGCCTAACCTGATCTAGACATATAGAACACGTAGACATTCCCTGGTGTAGGCGATTAAACTTTTTTTAATATATACCCGCAACCTTGAGCAGGGGCTTGTCGCACCTCTGGCACGCACCATCCTCGGCAACCTTCTGCTCGTTGGTGACCGTGTCGATGAGTTCGGGTCCCTTGTTCTGAAGAAGTTGGCGGTACTTGTAGTTGTCGACGTAATCGACGCCGTTGTTAGTCATGATGTAGTTGTTCAAGAGTCGGGAGGAGGTGTTAATCGTGAAACACCTCCCGTCAGCCATACCAAGTCGCTGAGACATTTAGTATAAAATTAGAAATTAATTTTATTGTTGACGATCGTCTTCGTCCACGACTGGAAATTTTTCTTCTTCAGCTCCTTGACGAGTTCGTCGCAATTGTACCCCATGAACGTGTCGAAAGTATCTTTCGTCTGGGTGGGTGACACCCTGATGTTAGGACACTGGTTGATGTGATGGTTGATGATGTTGTACGCGAAGGCGATTTCTTTGAGTGTTTCTGCACCCGTGATGATAATCTTTCCTGTGCTGAAAATACTCGTCGTGATACGCTTCATGTCATCCGCAGGCTTGAACTTAATCTTGACGGCAGAGTATCGATCTGGTTCGAAGGACACTTCAAATATGTCGTCGTACGCCTCGAAGTGTCGAGCCGTGAGATGGAGGTTGACGTTATAGTTCAGACTGAAGTTCGAATTGATCATGACAACCCTGAACGTATCCGGAGACAGTTCGTGTTCGAGACCCATGACATCCCGGAAAAAGACATTCAGCTGTCGGATCACACGCTGACAATCGAACAGGTCGGCACAACCGGCAACCTGAATACTCCCATTTGGAAAAATCTTGATAGACTTTGTGCTGTACGCGTCGGTGTACGTAAGCGTCACCTGATTGTAAAAAGATGTCGACGTTTTGAGGTTCCACTCAAACTTGGAATTCACCTGGAAGGTACGCATCCGATCGTCTGGCTCGGCAAACAGTGACTTGATCTTTTGAATATCAATCTTCACTTCTTCGCTAAAGCCAGAAATCATCGTGATGGTCGTGATCTTTACCCAAGAAGGCATGGCACCAGACGGAAACGAACGCCTGAATTCATCGAGTGTCAGTACGTACGAAAATGTCGTGTTCGCGACGGGATGGTACATGTTGAATGAAGAGTGCGTATTCCTCGAACACTTAGGTTAAAGAAGAAGATGGATTTTACTTTATGACTTCCATCCTTAAATCCGCCCACGTCGTCCACGACGTCGAAGAAGACCGGTCGTACATCGAAGTGCTATACTCGAAATATGTCAACGACGAGGGATACAAGACGTTCGTCGACTACCTCGCCGCAAAACCAGTCGGCGACTGGACCAAGATCGTCTCCAAGACCCAGGGTGTTCGTTATGAAAAATTCATCGACACCATGATCGAAAAGAATGCCGAGACTCGGCAAAAGATGGCAGCCATCATGCTCGAGAACATTCAGTGCTACATGTTCAACAGCATTCGCACACAGATTCGTGTGATGAACAGTGTAAAAATTCTGGACCCCACATTCGAACCTCCTTACATCAACAAGCGATGCTCTTGGCAGAGGGAGTTCGTGAGTACCTTCTGCAAAGATATCCTACCTGATGTGATCGAACGATGTACGAACGTCAACCGCCTCGAACGCTTCTTCAACGTCTTAAAATTAATAGAACTAGAAGTATGAGCACAGCCAACACCAAGAGCCACCTCGGATAACGCGTTTTCGCATGCACCTTTTCGACCAAAATTTTCCTCGGCTTCGTAAGTCCCGTGTCTATATTCCTCTCTGGGTACAAGGGTCTAGACATCGGACACATCGGGTCTTTCGTGGGACCGCCAATCGGGATCCCCCGGGAGTACATGGGTCCCTTCTCTCGTATTTCAAACTGGGCATCTTCTTCCTCGGGAACCGTGAACGCCGAAAACTTTTCAACGCGACGCACAGTTCCTGGGCCTGATGTCACATAAGGATTCAGGCGGTTCATCGCCGCCTCATCGTCGAGCATACGAACACTCATCTTGGTATTATCAGACATTATATTTTTTTGTCTTGACCTTTTGTTTGTGTTCTGACCACATTTTATCGAGATCGACGTTCAACATGTGTGCCAGCTGGAAGAGATAGCTAAACACGTCGCCCATCTCCATCATGACATCCGTCCCGCGTTCCTTCTTGAGATTCGTCTTTTTGTACTTCTTCTTATATTGGCGTATCGCGGACGCTAATTCTCCAAACTCTTCCGTCAGGAGAAGCCATACCGTATCTACGTTGACTTTGTCCCAACCTTTCGATTTACATACCTTTTCCGTTTCACATTTGTAATAGTTTAGGCTCATACTTATACTTTGTTGGGGTGTGAACTTTAATAGACTTTAAGGATACCTGCGTGAGTTCCATATGAGTGGTAAAAGATACGCAGACCTTTTTTGTGGCCTGGGAGCCTTTCACACAGCCTTCAACACGATCGACGATGGATACGAATGTGTATTCGCGTGTGACATCGACGATCGGGTGCGTCGAATTTATCACGACAACTACGGCATCGAACCACATGGTGACATCAACACCTTGGACGTCGAGACCATGCCCGACTTTGACATATTGTGTGCTGGATTTCCTTGTCAGCCATTCAGCATCGCGGGTAAGAAGGAGGGGTTCGGCGACAAGGAAAAGGGTAACCTTTTTTACAAGATTCTAGACATCGTCGATGCTAAACAACCCCAGAAGATTATCCTGGAAAATGTAAAAAATCTACACACCATTCATAACGGTGAAACGTTCAAGGTTATCGTGAACTCCCTCGAGGACCGGGGGTACCACGTCGCGTACAAGGTGATCGACTCTCGATACTACGGATCCCCGCAGTCGAGGCAACGCATATACATCATGTGTGACAAGACGTCCAAGTACAAGTTTAGACCGGTAAACAAACCCGTCGTTCCGGTATCCACCATCATCGATCATACGGTCGACGAGTTTTTCGATTACGAAAAGAAGTACATGTTGAAGCCCACCAAGGGGCGTATGAAATACGTACTCATAAATAAGGAGACGGGAAAAGGTGGGCGTCAGGGTGAACGCGTGTACTCGATCGATGATTACGGACCAACCATATGTGCGTCGTCGGGTGGTCCAGGGTCCAAGACTGGACTATACGAGATTGACGGGAAGATTAGAAAACTTACCGTCAAAGAGGCATTGCAGATGTCCGGATTTCACCCAGAGTATCGGTACCAACCGAAAGATAACATGCTTTTTTACATTGGCAACAGTATCGTGGTCAATGTTCTAGTTGAATTATTACGGGATATGTGACACCGATCCGCGAAGGTACAATCTTGAACTGAATATCGTTCGCACTCTGGCGACCACCGTCACCCCCTTTTCTCTGTATCGTAAAAGAAGGTCCCAATTCTATGACCGTCCTTGATTTTCTGATGACGAAGTCGTATCGCATCAGAGTATCAATCACGTCTTTCATGGGTGCAAACATAATTTTCATTCGCTTCGAATCTTTCTTGTCCCACTCCGTCACACACAAGATATCCGGTTTCGTGTCCCCGTATCCGAGAAGTGCATGTTCGAGGATGCGTCTCTTTGAACTGTTCAGTGTCTCCAACACATCCGGGCTGAAATGTTTTCGTTCTTCGCACCGTTCTTTCAGGGGATTCGTGATACACGCGAGTTCTGGCAGTGCCCTGACTAGGTTATCTACAGTACCTCTCGAAATCTGTTGAAATTGTCCGACTTTACTCTTCTTCACTTGTATATGAACTTCCCCATTCGTCACGTCAACCTTACTTCTGCGATCGTCATTCACGTGAAACCCATTTTGGATGTACGACGCTACCCACACTTCTTCGCTGTAGCCCCTCTTCGCGGTGGAAGTGTTGATTCGTCTCCGACTGAGATACAGTAAATTAACCGCACCCAGAAGAATATCCATGGTTTACATACCAATCTGGTCAGACTTAGGTATTTTTTTACCAGTCGTGCTCGTGTTCACGGGACGATCGATGGGGCGGGCCGTCGTGTCGATATCTTGTACGTATCCGATGTACTGAGCGACACCCGTCTGGA